GCTACATAAAGAACGAGTACGACTCTATGGTGTAGATACACCTGAATCAAGAACATCTGATAAGGAAGAAAAAGTTTATGGTAACAATGCTAAAAACTTTGTAAAGAAATTCCTTGAAGGACAAGAAGTATTACTAGTAACTCGTAAGTATGATGCTAAGGGAAAGTTCGGTAGAATACTTGGAGATCTATATGTAGGTGAAGATAGTCTTTGTGAAGCTCTTATTGAATCTCATAACGCTGTTCCATACCATGGACAAGCAAAAGAAGATATTGAAGAAGCTCATTTAGTTAATCGAGATCTTGTACAATTAATGACTGAGTAGCTCATTTTATTGTGTACATCTTTTCAAATCTATGATATAATATACCTATAATTGAAATGGAGCTTTATAATGATTATTATAGATTTTAGTGGTATTGCCGTCAGCAATGTTATTGTACAAAAAATGAATGACGAGTCTATGATTCGCCATATGATTCTTAATTCTATACGTATGTATCGTAAAAGGTACAAAGAAAAGTATGGTACTAATATCGTGTTGGCATGCGATGCCGGCAATAACTGGCGTAGAGAATACTATCCACAATACAAAGCTAATCGCAAGAAAATACGCGATTCATCAGACTTTGATTGGAATAAAGCGTGGAATGTTATAAGCCAAGTCCGCGAAGAAATCAAAGAAAATTTTCCTTATAAAGTTATCCATGTAGATTGTTGTGAGGCTGATGATATCATCGGCACGCTAGTCGAACAAACTCAAGAGTTTGGCCAGCACGAAGATGTTATGATTGTTTCTGCCGATGGCGACTTTAAACAATTACAGAAGTACGACAACGTTACGCAGTTTTCACCGCTTACTAAGAAAGAAGTAAAGGATGACAATCCACGGCTTAACCTCATGGATAAAATATTAAGAGGTGATGCTGGCGATGGTGTCCCTAATGTGTTATCACATGATGATACCTTTGTTAATGGTGATAGACAAACACCGCTATCAAAGAAAAAGAAAGAAGCTATGATACAAGATATTTCTGAAGTTGCTGGTTTATCTGCTGAATGGTATCGTAACTATCAACGTAATCAAAAGCTAATTGATCTTACACAAACCCCACAGCGACTAAAAAATGAAATCATTAACGAATTTTGGTTAACAGTACCGGCTGAAAACACAGCTCGTGTACTTCCTTATCTTATAAATAAACAATGTAAGATGTTGATTGAATCCGTAGAGGAATTTATTAAGTAATGGATATATTCGAAATACTAAGAAAAGTAGATAAGCAAAGGCATAAAGCCGATAAGGTAAAGGTCTTAAAAGAAAATGAGACTTGGGCATTGAAAGATATTATAAGAGGGTCAATGGATTCTAACGTTAAATGGAAGTTGCCCGGAGGAACTCCTCCGTACACACCATGCGAAGAACACAACTATCCAGCCAGCTTACATCGAGAACATAAGCAATTTATTTATTTTGTTCAAGGTCAAAAGAAATGTGAATCACTACCAGCATATAAAAGAGAAAAACTATTCTTGGGAATGCTCGAAGGCGTTCATCCTCAGGATGCGCTGGTACTTATTGATATGGTTAATAAAGAAACCCCACCGGGCATTTCTCGCCCAATCGTAGAGGAGGCATTCCCCGGTCTGCTCACGGACTAACTTTAACAAATAGGAACTCTATGCACCTACAACTTAAACCGTTAAGGCAAAAAAAACTGTACCATCAAATGAAAAAACAACTGGTTCGGCATGATAAAAGAGTGAAGTTGTATCTCATGAATGAGAACTGGTTAAAGATAAGAAAACAAAAGGACAGAAGAAGACGAAAAGTGCTAATGAGATTATGGAGAATAAGCCAATTGGATTTACTAAAAACAGGTAGATTGCCTCTGCCAACTTTTTAAAGTCAAATGAAAAAATAACAGTGTACTTATTATGATAGAAGGTGTATAATTATATAATGAATATTTTTATTCTCGACGAAGATCCGGCCATTGCCGCACAAATGCAATGTGACAAGCATATTCCTAAAATGGTTGTGGAATCTGCTCAAATGTTGTCAACTGCCCATCGTGTCCTTGATGGCCAGCTTACTAAACGTCCCTCAAAATCTGGCAAGACTATGGTAAAGTATTGGGATCTATACGAAGGTGCCGATGACCTTGAAGCCGAATTGCTATACTACAAAGCGGTGCATGTCGGTCATCCTTGTACTCAATGGACTATGGAAAGCGATACAAACTATCGTTGGCACTACGAGCATTTTATCGCCTTGTGCGAAGAATATACATACAGGTATGATAAAACACATAAGACTGCTCGAGATCTAGGTTCACCTTTATGGACTATGCCAAGGAATATACCAACCGGTCCACTTACACCTTTTAGACTAGCAATGGGTTCCAATCCAGAATGCTTCTTTTACAATGAGCCGGTAAGATCTTATCGAGCATTCTATAAAACAAAACAAGCGCGTTTTAAAATGGTATGGACTAAGCGTGAAATGCCTGAATGGTTTATGGAGAAATGTAATGGATAAAGTTTTCTTACTTGTAATCTCGATGTGGGGTAATACCGGTACTGAATGGGAGTACATCGGAAATCAAATCGTACTTCAAGAACCAATGACTGAAAAGCAGTGTCAATACATAATTCAAGATGACAAATGGGCTGCCACATACGAAAACGAATACTACATGATGAAGACTCAGTGTTATCCAAAAGAATGTGCCGGCAAGGAGAAATGTAATGGATAAATTAGATCAGATAGATATTATTGAGAACGAACTAGCTTATGCTAAATCGTGCCTACTACCGCAGGATACTGGACATATCAATACAGCTATTAGTTGGATGTCAAAACGCGTTACTGCTATAAAGGAAGAAATTAGAGAAGATGCCACTCTACACATTAAAAGATATTAAGACTCAGCAAGAACACGATGTAAATTGTTCTTACGATGAATTACAAATGATATTAGATTCTGATCCTAATTTGATCAAAGTATTATCAACACCAGGATTTGTATCATCGACTAAAACACATGCTAATTCAAAAACCAGTAATGGCTGGAAGGATCTTTTAGGTAGAATTAAAAAAGGTTCTGGAAGGAATAACACTATTAAGACATGATGGAGTTTACACATGAAACGATTGATCTTGGATATGAAGACTTGGTTGCTGACACACGCAAGTCAGGTAGAACCTATCACACTCCTGATGGTAGGACTTTTCCTTCTATTACTACTGTTTTAGGAATACTATCTGAAGCTGGTATTGCAGCTTGGCGTAAACGTGTAGGAGAAGAAGAAGCAAACCGTGTGGGCGGGCGGGCATCCGCGCGCGGGACTCTTGTACACTCTATAGTAGAAAAGTATTTACTCAATGAAAACACTACAGAATATCTGCCACACATTAGACAAAGCCTCGAAAACTTACGTCCAATTCTGGATAGCAGGGTCGGAACGATCTACGGCCTCGAGGTACCTCTTTATAGTTCTTACCTCGGTGTTGCTGGCCGATGCGATTGTGTCGCTGAGTTTGACGGTGTTCCATCCATAGTAGATTTTAAAACGTCACGTAAACCAAAGAAGAAAGAATGGATCTCTAGTTACTTTGCACAAATGGCTGGTTATGCTGTGATGTGGGAAGAACGTACAGGCATGCCAATAACTAATACTGTAATTATTATGGATGTGGATGATAATGAGCCATTAGTCTTTAAAGAGCATCGTGACAACCATATTGAACTCCTCATTGATACTAAAAAAGAATATGATAGCCGCAAATTATTTTCACATTGAGCTCATTATTTTGTTTACAAATGAGTAAAACTATGGTATAATATATCTATAATAAAGAAAGAGGAGAATCTTATTATGGAATACATTACTACACAAGTTCTTAAAATGTCTCAATTAGAAGCATTCCGGAATGAATATACAGCATTAACAGATGTTGTAAAACCCGGTGCAGATATTCTAGACAGAATTGGTTACCTTGAACAAACACTCGATCTAGTCGATATGGGTGAAATCCTTATTAACATGAGGAGCAAATAATGACAGTATATCTCGATATGGACGGAGTCATTGCAGACTTCTTTAGTGGCATCGAATTAAAATACGGTGTAGATCATTGGAAGTCTATTCAAGATCGTGAAATCAAATTCAAAGAACTTGCTAACACAAACTTCTTTTACACACTTCCAATCTTTAGAGAAGATCGTGGACCTCGGCGAGCAGGTCCTAGTATCTCTTGCGAAATCATAAGATTTGTAAAAGAAATATCCAATGGCGATTGGGGAATTTGTTCTTCACCATTACGTGGTGATACAATGAATTCATCTTATTGGAAACGTAGATGGTTAGAAGATAAAGATTATATGCCACCTTTAGTTGAGAACATGATCTTTACTGGTAACAAACATAAGTATGCTTGGAATGCACTAACTCGCAAGCCAAACATTTTAGTTGATGATAAACCTGAAAACATCAAGCGTTGGATAGAAGCTGGAGGTATTGGTATTCGCTTCCAAGCAAATGAAGATGATCTAGAAGAATACCTTTTTGTTGAACTGGAGAAAGCATGCCAATAAGCACAATACTCAATATGCGTACAGAATTTGAAGATATAACTGAAAATTATAATATGAACGGGCATGCTGGTAGTAGTATAAATAGTCTAAATTGGT